CGCATCAGAGGCTGCCTGAGAGGCCCCGGTAGCTTTGGATAAGGCGTTGGAGGCTGCGTCGGAAAACGTATTAGCCCTAGACATAGCTGCGGACGCCGCATTCGAGATAACGGCACACCGCGAATAGGCCTTGGACAAAGCGTCAGAAGCCGCGTCGGAGATCACCGCACATTTTGAAATAGCATCGGAGATAGCAGCAGGGTCAAAGCTAAATGAAAGATCGGCCATTTTATTTCTCCTTCACAGATTGGGTCACCGTCTCGCTGTTTCTGCAAACGGCGATAATCGGATTTTCATAGGGGCTGGCCAGCGGCTCAAGCCTATAATTTCTCAGACTTACTGAGACGAAGTGTCTTTTCAAGATACCCTCTAATTCCTTTGGCGCATACTCGCGCACATGACTTTCGCCCTTGCGATATCGGCTTAACCGATTCGGCGTGGAACAGATGAATGTCCCATCTTGGGACATCATCTTTTTGATATTATCAAGCGCAATCCGATCCTTTTTGATATGCTCAATCACATCTATCATCACGATATAGTTGAATTCCTGTCCCGTAATGCCCTTCACGATATCACCGTATTCATAATGCAGATTCTTGAAAGGGAACACGGCCTTAGCGAATTGGATTGCGTTCTCATCAATCTCGTAGCCGTAAACTTCTTTAGCATTCATATTGAGCAAGTGTGTCCCGAATCCTGTCCCGAACCCGATATCGGCAACCTTATTTCTAACCACCTTCTTGATAACATCGTAGATATCGAACTGTGGAGACAGGACATACTTGAGCCGATTCCAGATAAGATACACCGTCACATCTCCGCAAGGATCTTGGTCAACTTTTCGACACGGCCCTGAAGATAGACAACTGCCGACTGAGCCGAGGTCAGTTGTTGAGTGAGTGGAGTAATAAGGCCCGCCAGGCGTTCCATCTCCATCTGCGCCCTCAAGAGATTCACCCTGGCAGTTTCAAGTTTTCTTTGGATTTCTTCTTTTTCATTTTTCATGTTATGGCTCCGGCGTTCCATCATAAGTAACAACGATGTTATCAGTCGCGCCCAACCGCAATTTCTTTACCCGATGTTCCCCCGACGTTGGGGCGCTTGTGACAAACTGACTAAAAACCCCAATGATCGAGACGTTCTCAAGTTTATAGGTTATAAATCCGGCACCAGAAGCCTGGATGTCGTATTCACTTGGAGTCGCATAAAAGACAAACCTCCCATTGGCATCCGTGGCAAAGGGGTTAACCTGAGCTGCACCGCCGGGAGTTGAATAGATAGTCGAGAGGTTTAGTGTCCCCGCATCATAGACCGTGATTGTAGCCAGCGTTCCAATCCCGGTAGCATCTATCACGATGCTGTGATAGCCAACTTTATTTGCCATATATTCTCTCTATATATTCGTCGACGGCTTTGGCTTTGAAGGTAATCGATGCACTTTGTTTCGCCTTGTCCGGTTCCTCGATCATCTTGTGCGCCACCGGCCTTATGGGGGCACGGGTAACCACATGAGGAGCGACGATCCCTGCGGCCAGGAACTTCGCCGCCGTCATCGGCGGGAGCCTCACGATCTGGCCCGCCTTGAATGGACTGTAGTCTCGTAAAAGTACGTATTCCATCATTGCCTCCTATTTTGCCATCGCCGGACTTTCGACCATCTTGTCCCTCTCCGGGCGAGTGACCGCCTTCGCGTATCCGCATTCTATCAGCATCGCCGCAAAGTGAGGTTGTGCATCAAACCGACTACCCGCCTTGTGGCAAGTCTTGTAGTCCTTGACGAACTCAACTACCATCACAAAATTCCCTTTTCAATGAATCGGCAAATGGCTTGAAAGTTTGCATCGCATTCTGACTTTGCTTTATTTCCATTTCTTTTCTTACAAAATTCACAATTCTTATTTTCTGAAGTTTGCTTACAAATTTGTCTCCATGTTCTTATCCAATGGCCTAAATCCAGTTTTCTCACCGGTTCGTTCATTTTCCTTCGTTTTCCTCCGGATTCTTCATCGCCCCGAATGCACCGATAAGGTCAGTAATCGGGCTGATGTCGATCGTCAAGTCCACCTCAATATCCGCCCCGCACTTCGGGCAGACGATGAGTTTCTTCTTCAGCTCGATCTGCTTCGGCAACTCGGGCCGATTGCCTTCTTCCATATCACTCCTTCTAGGTGAAGGGAGCGGGGGAGGCGTTACCTCCCCCTCCCTTTGAGTTCTACTTACGCCGGAAGTGTGGCTTGCTTATAGCGGGCTCTTAGCCTCAGCAACAGTGCGCCGACAACAAAATTCTGCGTCGCCGTCTCTGTGATCAGAATTCCAACCCTGTCGTATCCGCTGTTCACGGTGAGGTCTTCGCCTCTCGCATACAGGGTGGCATTAACGGCGTCTCCCGTTGTAACCGTGGCCGCCGTCCCGAGATTGGCCTGGGTTCCACCCGCCCCAATCCTCTGCCGCATCTGGCAGGTCAGCGAGGCTGCGGCCGTCCTGGTCCCGGTGAATACCAGGAACCAAGCTAGGTCATAGTTCGCCAGACTGAAGTAGAGCGGCGTGTTTGCGCCATTGTTCAGGGTCGCCTGAAGCATAGCCACATCCGTCTTGATGTTTTCAGTTGGATCGTGTACGTTCGCCATTTTTTACCTCCAAATTAACTTGTCGTGGTTAACACGATAAATGCACTCAAAGTAGCAGCCCCCCGATACGGCGTTATCGGTGCCGTCATCAACGGTTGGCCGTCAACCCTGAGCACTATTTTCCAGAATGTCTCGTCAGTCACAAATCCGGAACTTCTTTGATCTTCAGTCGGCACATGACGAGACGCCGAAATCCTCATCTCCCTGTCGGCTATCACATAATGACCGTGGCCGAAATCGCACAGGGCAATGTCACCCTGCGTACCCATCGTCTGGCACTTCTCCGTCGGGATGAACGGGATCCCAAAGAGCGACCGGTCGCCCATATCAGTAAGCGTCATCAGGTTGGTCCCGGCGACCGTCCCTTCGAATAACTGCGTTATCACGTCGGGATTGATGAGCCAGATAGCTGTTTCCCAGCTTCGCGGCAAAAGCCTCCGCGCCATGTTCGAGATGTCTGCCCAATCCAAAAACCCCGCCGCAGCCCTCGGGACGGCGATGAGTGAACCGTTATTCCCGTGAATGGCCCCAAGCGGAACCCCGGCACCTGTACCCCAAAGAAAGTAATCGTCCTCGATGAATGCCAGTGCCTGCCCGAATGCAATAGTCATAAAATCTCCGAACTGCACGTAGTCATCTTCTAGTTCATTGCTGACCCAGCATCCACCAACGAGCTTGTGGGGGTTGAGTTCCAATTCTCCTAGTGCCGGCTTCGATATCGCCGCTGTCTTGTCTCCGAGTTCCTCTGTCCATTGGAAAGTTACCCCGCCGAAAATACCCGAGCTCCTGTTTGTCTCGACGAACTTCCTTATCTTCAACGAATCGCTTGTAGTCCCGAGCACGGTCGCCCGCGACCTAACGATTGAATCCTCCAAGGCCGCGTGATAAATTCCATCTGCCCATTGCTCCGGAACCAGTGCCCCGCCTTGGGAATCCTCGCCTTCGACCATGTGGCCCGCGGTCTTCCCTAAAATTAGCCGGCTATCCGGGTGTGTGCCGTCATACCACTTACGGACGGCGACCAGGAACTCACCAAGACATTTGAATCCGCCCGTCTTGTCTTTGTATTTATCCATTGTTCAGCCCTTAGCTTGTGGTAGCACCGAGCACAACGAACGGGGAGATGGTCGTCACGGGTGCAGCTGCGTGCCGTGGCGTGATGGGACTCTGTGGCCAGCACTGACCATCAACCCTAAGTACGAAGCGCCAGCAGGTTTCGTCAGTGACAAAAGCAACGTGAGTCGAAGCGTCAATTGTGAGCGGCTGGCGGTCGAAGATCAGGTAATACCGCATGTCAAAATAGCCGATGTCGCCCTGTGCGCCGAGTCCGAGCATCTTTTCGCTGATAATGAACGGTCGCCCGAAGATGGTACCGGGAAGAGGATTAGTGGCACCCATCTGATGGTTCAACCAGATGGGATTGGTGCCGGCTGCCGGTGCGAGATCATTGGAAGTCATCCCGATCAGGTCCGGCAGAACGCTCGGATTGATGACCCAAACAGCATAGGGATGGGAAGAGGGAAGCATACAGGCGTACATCTCCCGAAGGTCCTCAAATAACACACGGTTCACGGTATTGCGGAAGCAGACCTTCAGCGCCCCGCAGTTCAGGATGCCCATCGGCTGGCCCGCGCCCGTACCATTGATGAAGGCATCATCCTCGAAATAACCCCAGGCCGTCCCGAACATCCGCTTGATCAGCGGTTCGAGTGCGATTGCAGAATCAGCGAGCAGTTCGTTCGAGGTATAGGTCAACCCGGCAAGTTTCTTCGGGGTCAATTCAATCTGACCAAAGGCCGGCTTGGTAGGATATTTAATTCCCGCTTCCGCCGTCCAGTAGGCCACGACTCCGCCGAATACGGAGCTAGCGTGCGAAGTGTCAACAATCGTGGGGATCTTCAACGAATCGGTTGCAATCGGTGGGAATACCGTCGCGCCATTCGCCCGGACAACCGAATTCTCCAGCGCAATCTCCTTGAGTTCCGGCCGGTAAGCCTCGGGAACCAGGAATCCACCCTGGCTGTCTTCGCCGATTTCCATGTGGCCGGCCGTTTTTGTGTCTGAAATATATTGCTTCTTCAGCCTATCATCGAGGTCTCTATTAAGTCTGAATCTACGGACGGAAAGCAGGAAGTCCCCAAACGATGTAAATGCTTTGCTGTTCTCGTCGGCCTCTTTCAGCGCCTTGTCCTCTACCTTGGTCTGCTTCAGGACATCAGCCATTTTCTCTTTAAGCTGATCGGCAATATAAGAATCGCCCTGCGCCTTGATGAGCGTATCCACTTTCTCTTCGATGTTTTGCTTTTCCAGAAGTGCCGCGAGTTTCTTTTCGGCCATCTCCTGAACTAGAGTCTCGATCTGGCTTTCTTTCATGGTTACCTTTTCTGTTTCACCAGACATTTTCTTACTCCATGTTCTGCCGGCTTTTAGATTTCAGGTTCTCTTTCAGCCCCTTCTGTCTAATGCCTCTGTAGGCTCGTCGGCTCCATTGGCTGGCCAATCACCGTTGGCCTCCGCCAACTGCCTTCGCCTACTGGCATTTCTGATGAGAGCGGCCTACTCTCCCGAAGCCAGCAGAATTAATCTATGCCATTGACCATAAGCCGATGGCATTGATTAATCACTATTCCACCTTGCCCAGTTTCTTCTTAATGGTTATATCTAAGGCCTCTTTGATAGCATCATTTATCATCTTGCCGAGTTTATCGTCGGCAAATGCTTTCTCGACGGCGACTGCTATTCGCTCATCGAGGTTGTCCTTGCCGTTTTTCTCAATGATGATCTCCCGCTCCCTGGGAACTTCGACCGCCTGAATCTCTTTCAGTTCGGCGATCACGGCAATCAACTCTGCAACCTTGGTGGTCAGTTCTTTTATGCCTGGCACATCAATATTTATCGAGCCCTTGAGGGCAGCCTCCAGTG